TGTCGCCACGCGCGCTGCATCAGAAAACAGGTATTCTGAAATGATGCGGATAACCGTTGGCGTTGACATCAGATATTCAGTATTGCCACCGGCTTCATAAACTGCCTGGGCAATATCGCGGATACCCTGCTCAGTCAAACGCGCTGGCGTACCAGCTCCCGGAGCATCGATCAGGCCGGTTGTAGTATTGAATCCACCACTTGTGCCAGTTGCACCGCGCAGCGCATTGGTCTCGATCCACGCACCAAGGCCAGCCGATACACCGGCAACTGATGTACCATTACCTGCAACAGACGCTTGCTGTGTGCACATCTGGCTTTCAACATCGCGACGCAGGCGCTTTTGACCTTGCGCTACCTGATAAGACAGAGTGCCCTTGCGGCCAATGCTGTTGACTGCATTAGCGCGAGTGGAAATCTGGATTTCCTTCACGGCTGTCTGGTGATAGTTGCCGACGCGCGTACCAAGTACCGCATCATTCTGGTCGATATCCGCGCCATCAACTACGGCATTATCGGTCGCGCTTGCGCCGAGCTCGTCAATGGTAAATTCTTTGTACTGGCTACCGGATGTGGTCTTTGAACACATATCAGTCAATGGCAAAGGAAAGCCATCGATCTGCCAGATTTTTTCCATTACATCTTCGCGGATCAAGCCGCCATATGGCTGATTTGAAAGATCCGTTTGATCTATGTTTGCTGCTGTCATAATAAAATTCCTTACAAGGTTTTAAGAAGTTCAGATATTGCCGCCTGTTTATCCTGCGACGATTTACTTTCGCGTCCTCTTTGTACAATCTGGTCTATTTTTGCCCTTGCATTTTGTTGGATCGCTTTGCGCGCGGTTTTCTTTACAGGCGCTTTTTGACTATTGTCCTGCTTAGCAAACTGTGCGAGTTTCTTTTTCAGCGTCGCTATTTCACGCTGTTGCGTTACGGCCTTTAAGGCCAACATTACCTGGCGATGATCTCTCACCCCATCGAATTCTGTATTAGAAAAACCAAGCTCATTCGCAAGCTTTCGCATTTCTGCCTGATCTTTCAAATAGGTCGCGTTATCCTGCCACTCCGGGATCGCGCGCATCATCAAATACCCTTCCTGCTGCAAGCGCATCTGATCGTATTGATTGAGCTTTGCTTTAAGCTCCGGCGTAATCTGTCCCTGAAACGCTTCGGCAATTTGTATTAGTTCGCGCTCCCTGGCATTGGTGTAATTGCGCGACTCTTCAATTTGTTTTTCTCGTCTGGTAATATCGACGACGATATCTTTCATTTCGCCGACAGTCATTTTTTCCATGCCATAAGGCATTGGTACTTCGATTTCCAGGCTATAATCTAATTGAGGTTTATCGTTATGCTCAAGCTCTCCGATCTCGCCATCTTCGTTATCTTCCTGATCAGCTCCGCCATCGCTTCCGGCCTGTTCATTTTCGATATTATCAGCGCTGGTATTTTCCTTGTGCTGTGTATCTTCATCACGCTGTTCGTTATCGACAGCCTGTTCCCGACCGGCGATTAAATCATCAATCTGGTCGAGCTTATCGATCGGCGCATCTTCCAGGTTTGAAGGGTTTTTATTAAATCCTATTTCCTGATCCAGACTCGCCCAGGTGTCGTCATTAAACTTATTCGCTTGTTCCATGTTTCATCGCCTCTATTTCTATTTTAATCTGACGCTCGACTATTGAGAGCGCTTTCATTTCAAACCAAATATCGAGCGCGGTTTCCTGCGCTGAACAATTGGCAAACTTTTTTGCATAAAACAATTTAGCACTCATTATGGCTGCGCTAAGCAGCTCCAGCGCTCTTTCCTCTGTTGTCACTATTTCCGCCCCTCTTTGTATTAATCATTTTTTCTGTGGCATCGATTGTCATTTCGGCTTCTTTCATTTCATTATCGGAAATGGTATCGAAATACTTCCACTTAAGTTCCTGCTGTTTGAGATCCCTCTCCTGCTCCAGACGCATGGTTTCAATAACCAATGGCGCGCTTGCGTACTCTTCCTGTTGCTCCTGCGCTGCCTGGGCCTGTTCTGCCGCCTGTTGCGCTTTCTGCTGTTGCGCCTGGACAGCCTGATCAGACTCAGGATTAATCAGATACGTTTCCGGGTGTTCTGTTACATCACTTGCCGCAATCCAATCAAGCGCCGCATTGTAAACCTTGGTTATGTCAGTCAATACGCCATCGAGGCCAGCCTGTATCCACATCTGCTGCTGCTGCATGATCCCATTTAGCGTCATAATCTTTTGCTGTCTTTCGGTATTGCTCATGCCGACAATAACCCTGGCGCGCTTGCGCGGTAACCAGGTTGCGGGATCTACGGTAATCCAGTTGCCTTTGACTTTAGCCTGTATTTGATCTGACATTTCCTCGCGCATAACCTTATGCACCAATAAGAAAACAGGCTTCAAAAGACTGTTTGCCAGGTTACGGCAGTAATGGCTCGACATCTTTTCCTTGGCGGCGTACTCATTGGCCGCGCCAAGGGCGCTCGCCTTGGCGATCTGCATTTCGGAATTATTCAGATCAAGCGCAGCGCCGCCGCGTTGAGTGCGTACCTGGTCAAGATAAGACAATCCGTTAATGGCTTGCATGCCGATATCATTTGAGGGAAGCGGGATGATTGCATCTGGGCGATCCATGCCCACAATGCCGTTGACCCTACCGTTGAGCAAATCCTCCACATCGACTTCGCCTTTTAGATAACCCACCCGGCTCTGATTCATAACCGCCAGGTTATCCATGAAATTTCGCAGCGTATAAGTTTTGGCCTCCTGGATCTGGCCGATAATCTCATACATGCCCTGTCCTGGTATCCGGTGCGGTACTGGCAAAGGCGATCCAGTAACATACGGAACATAATTAACCGGCTTTTTGTCGATGATGGTTGAGCCTGCAATGTGAATACGATAGCGCTTGCGCTCACCATTGCCTTTTGTGTCAGCCAGGTAATAACAGATAAAGGTTTCTTTCAAGCGGCTTGCTTCTTGAGCCGCTTCCATATCGGAAAGCGATTCAGCATAAATCCCCTGCCTGGCGCGCGCACCTTCTGTATAGGCGTCGCCATAACTTGGGCAGGCAATGGCATCATCATAAGACAGACCCAGATCAATCAGATCGGATACCGTGAAAAGCTTGCGCTCGGCGACCAAAGTTAATTTATCGAGATCGGTACAATCCTCATACCCGGTAAACAGCATATTCTCAGGCGCAATAGCCTCAACGACCAGGTTGTTGGATTTCACCCGGTAATTGATAACCAACTCCATCTGGCCTTGTGTATTGATATTCTCGGCGATATCAATAACGTCATAAGATTCGCGAACAGCGGTTTCGATCTGGCGCGCCTGGGCATCGGTCTGGTAAGGAATGCGCTGGACCAGGTATTCTGATTCAAGCTCGACGCCTACCTTGATCCACCCATTACCCTGCAAAAGCGCATCAAAGGTCGCTGATTCAAAGACTTTGTATTCGTCGTTATTCTCGATGACGGTCTTGATTATCTCGCTTTCGAGATTGGCCTGTTCTTCGTCTTGCTCATTGTGCGGGGTAAATTCAATGGATGATGATTTATAAATCGTGGTGATCTGCGACATAAGTGCATGTACAGTATCCGCCACATCATGCGAGACAATCTGAGATCTGCCCGGCGGGGTTTGGCTCATATGGCCGAAATAGTAGTCGAGGGATTTGGCGCGCTTGTCGCTCAATACATCTGAATCGTAGCCTTGCGCATCCTGGATATCGTTTAGAAGATCCTGAACTAACTGTTCATCTTTAACCATAATCAATAAACCATAGAATCGAGAGTAGAGTAATCAATCGGGAGCGATTTTTGCCAAGGCTTGCTATGCGTTGCCAAACGAGTCACGGCAAAATAGCGAACAGAATCGGCGTAATCGCTCGACCAGTCATGCAGCGGTTTATCGCTGAACACCTGGCGCAATTCGTTGTATTCGGATCTATAGTTTTTGAGTGCTTCAATCAGATCGCCACAATGCTTGCGATCAAAGATTGTTCTATCGAGCAGAGTTCGCACCTTGTCTATGCCCACATCAACGGGGTCTTTCGGTGCTACAGTGAAATATATACCGAGTTCGCGCGCTTGTCTATGTCTTGAACCAGATCCCCATTCTCGCACCTCGACATCATGCGGTGCAATATGCTGCGAAAACAGGTAACCATAGCTAAAAACCTGTTTGATAATGTCGGCTAACTGATATCCCTGGAAGGCATCGCAGCGGATGCATCTGGCCTCAGTTCCGACGATTTGCCAGTAAGTAACTACAGTAGCATCGCTGACTCCGATATCCCAGGCGGTGATAACCGGATATTGCTTGTCATACGGAACAGAGGTAATACGGCCATCATTCTCGGCTGCCGACATTTCTTTGCCGTAAAATGCGCCTCGGATCGCGCTCGACCAGGAGCAGAGAAATTCCTGTTCGTACTCCTCTTTCGGCATCTGGCGCTTGATCATCGCCAGCTCGTCGGGATGAATTAAACCAGACTCGTCTACGGTCACAATACGCCTTGCCCATTCTGGGTGCTCCCCGGCTATTTCATACATATCATAGAACAGGTTTTTCATGCCGAAAGGCGTACCAATGAAATAAGCATTTCCCCGGCGATCAGATAAACATGGAGTAAGCACCTGATACCACAAAGATGGCGGTATCTGGGAAGTTTCATCGATAACGACACAATCAAGGTAAATACCGCGCAGCGCATGCGCGTTTGATCCACCATACAAGGAAATCCGCGCACCGTTTGGGAAATCCGCGCGCAGCTCAGCCTCGTTGTACTTCATTTTCGGGATATGAGAGGTGTAATGCTTCATATATTCCCAGGCAATCTGCTTAACCTGGCGATAAAGCGGCGCAATATAAGCCCCGCGCGGGTTTGGTTGCGTGCAGTTCAGGATATCCCAGACCAATTGATTGATCGCCCAAACAGTTTTCCCGAATCGCCGGTGTATGTTAAAAACGGCAAAGCGCTTGCCAGCAACGGCATGATGTAGCTCAAGCTGGATCGTCCTTGGCTGATATGGGATCTCGATCTCGGGCATTAGTGCTTTTTGTCTGTTACCGGCTCAAATACCTGGCGCGCTTCCGGGCTAAATGTGAAAACAAGCTGCCCCTGCTCGCCTTCCTGTACCTCAATATTTGGCTTTTTGTAGTAATACGGCATCAGCTCTTTTGCGCACAGAATCACTTTATGGCCTGGCGTCTGCCTGGCATCCAGATCGCCATCGAGGATTGCCTTGTTATAGATTGCCATTTCGGTTTTGCCGATATGGAATAGCGCATCCATTGCTTCAAAGCCATGCAATTTGCAAAGCTTGTCGTACATTGCGCGCGCGTCCTTGGTTGCCTTGTTGCGAGAGCCTTTCGGGCGGCCTCTGTACCGCTTTTCTGGTTCAGACATAAGTCACCTGTATAAATCTGTGAAAAAACTGTGTATAAGTCTATTATATAGAAAACCTATCACCATCTGTCAAATTTAGGAGATTTACTATCATGCAATTGATCCGTCAAAAACAAGCTATCGGCAATATCACACCCAATAACGCCAACAAGGTCTGGTTAACCCGGGTAAGGAAAGAGGCGGTTTATACCATCGAGGTAGACCCGGCTAATCTCAGTCTGGGTACAAGCTCTACAGGCACGTTTGATATGTATCTGAAGAAAAACGGCGTCCCTGCACCTGGCGAAACGCCGGTGATTACCAGTAACAACGAAAACCTGGCGACAGGTGTGCCGCTGAGTTCAAGCGATTCAGCCGGTAAAGTGACTATAGAGGTGACGACTTACCTGGCGCAAGGTGCATGTAACATCATCGGGCAATGGGAAGGAACAGCGAACTATTGTCGCGTAACTGTTTTGTAATATACTACCCCGGATTACTCCGAAAGTAGTGCATGCGTTGACCCCGATTAATCATCGGGGTTTTTTTTGCCTAAAAGATCACGCATTTTGTTGAGTTGGTTTTCTGCATTAGCTCGACGCATCTGCGCGTTAAATGGCTCTTTGGTTTTAAAATCCGGGCATTCCTGGCGCGCTAATGTGCCGATATGCTGAGGTAATTGACAAAAACCAAACTGATCGCGCTCTGGCCTGGCAATATCCTGAGGCCTTACCTGATGGAAGCGGCATCGCTTGCATATGTTGCGTCCGGTTGTCGGCATGATTTGATTAACCTCTGTTTCACTGGCGCAATAGCAAGGCGATGCAGGCGTTGAATATCCTTGATCCTTGCATATGCACTCATTTCTCGATGAACCCTCAAATAAACTTCATTCATTCTGACACGCT